CTATGTTGCACAGCTGAAAGAAGAAGTGCGCAAGCACTTGAAAGCCGCGCGCAATTTTCAGTCCGGGCCGCTGGACTTTTACTTTGCCCGCGCTACGTACTTGCGCGATATGAATGATCGTTTGATTGCGATGAATACTCGCAAGCTGCCTTTATGCCCGCCGCTATCTACGTGGTACAACCCTGGTTACAACCAGTATCACGGAAACTGGCATCGCATGCACAGCAAACTGTGCAAGGTGTCCGGGCCCGAAGGTCGTGTTTTTAGTTACGACTTTTCTGGGTGGGATCGTAGCGTTGTGGAGCATTGGCTAACCGATGTTGTTGACATCGAATGGATGCTTCTTGATTCTCCGGTGCGTACGTCGCACAATCGGGAAGTTATGCATCGAATGAATGACGCTATGCTAAACGGTCTGGTGCTCATGGAAGATGGAGCGCTTTACCGCACTGGCGTCGGCATGAAAAGTGGTGATTATTGTACCACCAGTCACAACACAAAAGTCCACATGTTGGCCATGGCTACGGCTGTAGCGCACATTGGATTGGCTAAAGGCAAGCAACCTGATGAGATTTTGGCATTGTTGAGCGACAAACTGTGGTGCCAATTTGCCGGTGATGACGGCATTGGCGCTATAGCTGACAACGAGTGGGTAACCGCTGAAGAAATTCGCGACCAGTTTACCCGCATGGGTTTTAAGTTCAAGTCCTTTGTCGCTGTGCAACGAGATCGTGTTCTGAAACCGCGGAACACGTCTGAAATCATAGATTTTTGCTCGAAGCGCTTTGTCGAGCGCAGCGGCATAGTCTGTGGTTCTCCCGATCTTACGAAGATGATTTGTAAGTTGGTGTATGGTTGCACAACAACTAATGTCAAACTAAATTTTCGACGAATATTAGCCATTCGACGTGAAGCGTGGCCCAATGCGCAGCTGTTTGATTTACTGGATAAGTACGTCACGCAGTATGTGTTGGATTACACGTCCGAATTGGTTAACCAGCAACCTGATGACGATGAAGATGATTCGTGGGAGAAGTGTTGTGTCGAATGGGACACACCACTTATGCTTTGCTATTTACACACTGGACTGGAGAGTGGGAACGTGCTACTCGATTCAGTTCAGAAGGCTCATCGCCTGTGTGACCTCGCCAAATTCCGTGCAGCGCTGACCACCAATGTGGACAAAGTCACGGCTTTAAAGCGAGAAGCGTCGGCCCCCAATGCCGAAAGGAAAGGCCGTCAAGAAAGCAGTTCGCAAAATCGTCCGCCGAGTGGCTCGGAGCGCATCTCGCGCCCGATCAAAGTCACGCGGGCGTCGCGCTCCCAGTCGCGGCCGTTCCCGGTCGCGCAGTCGCGCCAGGGTGTCGTTCGCTCCGAGACGACGAAAGGTCGTGCGTCGTGAGTTCGTTGGCACCAACAGCAACGCGGCTGGTGTCTCTCGTGGGTTCCGACAGGCGCCGCTGCGCAACATGCAAGGCAAGGTTTACGCCATGAACAAGAAAACCAGCATTAAAACGGATAAAGGCAAGGCTGCTGTTATCAACGGTAAACGCGGTGACCGACATTACATCACCTGTGTTTTTCCGTTGGGTGTAGCCGTTGGCACGGGCGCTGGAACGCCTGTCATCGGTTCTACCACATCAGCCAATGGGTACAATTCGATTATTGTCGACCCGTTTCAAATGGGTGGCAATGTCGCTCCACTCGCATCTATGTACAATGAGTACAATTTAGCCGCTATGGAGATCGACTTTGAGCGTACCGTCGGTCAGGACACTACGCTCGCAAAGGGTCGTATTGTTGTGGCTATCATTGATGACCCGTGTTACCCGCTTTACGCAGAAACCACCTTTCAGGCGTTGGAGCAGATGGAAAACCAGGCAGTGTGGTCCGTCAATCCGAACGAAAATGGTGGCAAAGCCAACATGGCCATTAAGTATACGAATAAGGAGAAGAAATTGCGGTACTGTTACAACAACATCGCATTCCCATCCGGTTTTACGAAGGCCAATTCTGCGCAAATCCGTGAGGCGTTTCAATGCGCCATTATGATGCAGCAGGTGGGTGCGTATGTCCCGGCGTCACAAGCAGCCGTTGCGTCGTTGGGCTACCTCACCGTCAAGATGACGCTCGACACGTACGGTCGTGCTGATTACGAGAGTGTCGTCAACATTGCGCGCGCGCAAGAGATGCGCCTACGTGCGATGGCTGCTACTCACCATCAAAATTCAAAAGAACCTGAATCACATGAGGACAACGTGCTCAAAGTGTACAACCCGATGGGGCAGTACGATGAGCGCATTGGTGTCGTTGGACATCACGTCCCGAAGTCGACGATTGATCGTTTGCGGAGGTACATTAGCGATGCTGCTTTGCAGCCGACTGTGTATAACAGCGACGCAGACGACGATGATAGCGATGATGAATCGGCCAATGCCGACGATCTCAACGCTATGTTGACTACCAAGCCGAACGACAACGACGACGCAGCGCAACTACGCGAGATTCTGAGTGAAGTCGTCGTCGCTGCGTATCAGAAGTGGACTGCGGCACCGCAACCGAAGGCGTCGTCGCAGATGGCGGCATCGACGCTGCTCGACATGGGCGATCAGTTGGACGGGCGCGTTCAGCTGTTGCAGTGTTGTCGAGATTTGAGCAAACGGTCCGCAGCTATCATGCATGCGGTGTCCGAACTGCGTACGGAGTGCCAGCTGCGTTTCTTCGGTGCTAAGCCTGATGGCAAGGTTGGTCCCGACATGAAAGAAAAGAAGCAAAGCGCGGACGTGAAGGACAT